CGCGCTGCCGAGCAGCGCGGCGCAACCGCGGTTGAACAGACGCCGGGCCCGCTGGCCGGCGAGCAGCCGGCCGAGGTGGAGCCCGGCATAGGAATAAAGAGCGATGGCCAGCCATTCGAGCAGCAGGAATGCCGCTCCGAGCTGGGCGAACTGGGCGCCCAGCGGTTGGCCGGGATCGACGAACTGCGGCAGGAAGGCGGTGAAAATCAGGATCGCCTTTGGGTTGCCCGCCGCCACCAGGAACTCCTGGCGCCCCAGGCGCCAGAGGCTGGGACGCGCCGGGCTGGCTTCGTTCGCCAGTGGCTGCGCATCGGTCCGCCACAATTGCACCGCAAGCCACAACAGGTAGGCAGCGCCGAGCACCTTGATCGCCAGGAACAGCCAGGCCGAGGTGTGCAGCACCAGCGCCAGCCCGGAGGCGGCCAGGGCGAGCATGCCGGCGAATGCCAGCAGGCGCCCGCCGCCGGCCAGCGAGGCGGTGGCGAAACCGTGCCGGGCGGCGTTGTTCAGCGACAGCAGGTTGTTCGGCCCCGGCGCCAGGTTGAGGGCGAAGCAGGCGGGTACGAACAGGGCCCAGGCGACACTCATGCGGCCTCCCGCTCAGGCCAGGGCGGCGGCGTAGGCGTCGGGCTTGAAGCCGACCAGCGTCCTGCCGCCCAGCTCCAGCACCGGGCGCTTGATCATCGACGGCTGGGCCAGCATCAGCTCGATCGCCTTGGCTTCGTCGAGATCGGCCTTCTGCGCTTCGTCGAGCTTGCGGAAGGTGGTGCCGGCGCGGTTGAGGACGGTTTGCCAGCCGTGCTCCGCGCACCAGCGCCGCAGGTGTTCGCGGTCGATGCCGACGGCCTTGTAGTCGTGGAAGTCGTAGGCGACCTTGTGCTCGTCGAGCCAGGTCCGAGCCTTCTTCATGGTGTCGCAGGCTTTGATGCCGTAGAGAACGTAAGTCATTGTTTTTCCTTTGGGGTTTTGGCTCCTCCAAAACCCCTCCAATATTCCTCTAAAATTCTCGCCAGATTATGCCACGTCGATCCACTCGGCGCCCCGGCTGTCCCGGTAGAGATCCGTCATCTTCGCGGAGCGGTGGCCGAGCAGGCGTTGCGCATCGCGCCCTTCTTCTTCATGAAGCCTGGCAGCCAGGGATCGCATCTCATGGAAGCTTGGCGGGCTGGCGCCGAAATCGAGTCCATGCTTCTTCGCCGCCCTGTCCCTCGCATCAGCGAACGCGGCGCTTATGGTGTCCAGCATAATCGGCTGCCCAGCCTTGGCGCGACTGATGGTGCGGTGATGATGGATCATGTAGCGGGAAAGAACCCTCCCGCGGCATGATTTGATCACTGAGGCCAGATCGAGACCAAGGACAGCCAGTCCGATCGACGTGCTTATACGAAGGCGCATGCCCGTCTTCGACTGAACAACCTGCAGGTATCCGTCCTGCTCGTCCTTGAACTGCATTGCTGCAAGATCCTCCCGCCTCTGGCCGGTAATAACCGCCAGTTCCATGGCTCTTTTCAACCAGGGCTGTTTCGCCTCGGCATAGATCAGACGCCATGTCTCCAGGGTCAAGCGCTCGCGCTTGATCTTAACCCGCGCCGCCTTCGTCACCTCCACCGGGTTTTTGTCAGTCCATCCGGCCGCCATCGACTCCATGAAAACATCACGCAGAAGGGATCGCATGGCTCGGGCCATTTGTGCCTTCCCTTCCTTCGCCATCTCCGAGAAGTAGCCGGCCACATCAATGGTCCCGATATCCCGGATGTCCATCGTTCCGAACCTGGCGCGCAGCCGTTTCAGGCGCATCCGAGTATTACGGACACTGGCCGCCGCCAGGCCGCGCTCGACGTAGATCTTTTCATACTCGGTGAGCCAGTCGTCAAATAGCCGCGGCGGACGTGATGGCTCAGAACTGAGCCTGTCGGCGATAGTCGGCTGAAGCGATTCCGTGTGGTTTGCTTCGATCGCTTCCCGAATCGCGCGGGCCTTGTCCTTTCCCAGGCCGAACATCCGGCCGCTTACTGGATCCCGATAGGCGTAGTAGGTTACGCCTGACCGAGAGTCCGTCTTCTTGTACAGGTTTGGGGGGAGGTCTTTTGACCCCTCTTTACGCGGCCTTGGTGCCATGGCGTGCGCTCTTTATGCGGGATATCAGACTTTCGCCAGGTTCTGAGCGTTTGGCAGGTTCTTGACTGCTGTACTCCGCATCCTGGCTCACGTAGTAGCTTCGACCATGCTTTACGGGAGCAGGGATAATACAGCCATCCCTTGCCCACCTGCGGAGGGTGTTGATACTCGGCGGCGTCCTGAAGTGCTCAGCCGCCCATTCTTCTAGGGTTACGAGTTTCATTGGACAATACCTCCCCGTCCTGCTGGCGCTGGTCGGGAAAATGGTTTTCGGGGAATGGCAGCCTATCGGCTACCGTGCGGTTAGAACGAGCAGCCCCATTGCAGGGCTGCGAATGCTGGCGCTAGCTCGATCACTGCGTGTAGCGCGACCAGGCTGGCGCCAATTACGGCTACTGCCGCCATGCGGGAGAGAGCTTTCTTCATTGGGGCTCCGGATCAGTCGCCCGCCGCTTTGGCGATCAGGTGCATGAGCATTTCGCGCAGTTGCTCGCGCTCGAGCACCTGGCCGGTCTTTGCGTATTCGTCGGCTTGGCTCAGGATCGCGTCGATCTCAATCTCGAACATCGGCGAAAGCACGTCTGGCTCACACTGTTCGAGCAGCAACTGGATTGCGCGAGTCGGATGTGCCATCGCTAAGCCGAGCCAGTTGTAAGCCGACGCGGTGCGGTAGTAGCGGAGGCCGGCGATCTCATGCCGGCGCGGCGGGCGGAAGGTTTTCGTGCGCATATTCAATCCGGGTAGTGGGTAGCCCATTATCCGAATTGCTGTATATGCGTACAGTGGTTGGCGATGGGTGGCTACGCAACGTCCTGATGGATCTTCGTGCGTCGCCACTTCTGAACCGCTTGCCCTATATCTTCCTGGGTGAACGTTGCCCCGTTGAATTTCCAGACAAGGCATCCGTCAATTGCATCGCACTCAGCTAATACAGAGCCGCACGGCATCTTGATATCAACGGGTTGTAGAAGCATATCGGTAAAATCTTCAGGATCTGCATCCATCCACCCTCCGACATACCGCGTAACCTCGGACACAACATCTTCCACTTCGAAATCCCTTCGAGACCAGCCTAGCGCAGCGACGATCGCGCGAACCCCGCGCTCCCACCGATCCTTTCGTACTAGCGCGCCGTCCTGGCGGAACTCGTAATCTTCGACCTTGGCGTCACGAAACTCCGGCCGGCGAAAATCCAGTTCAGTTACCTCTCTCATTGCTTCCCTCCTTCCTGCTCGCTCAGCAGGGCGCGGAGTTCTTGATGCGCTGCGTAGTTTTGCTGCGCATCGAATATGCCGTCGATACCATCGCTGTCGAGCAAGCGTCGCAACAGCCCCTCGCTGACCACCACATGGCCCGCTGGAATAACTGCCAACTCCCGCACTTCATAGCCTGGCCAGTCCTGAGGGTTTGCTCTGACCATGTCGTGGTGCTCCTTGGAGCAGGGGCGCCAATCTCCCGGATGGCTTGTGAAGAACGAGTAGTACCGCTTCACCTCACTCATGACCTACCTCCTTGCTGAGGCGTCCAGACGGAACTTGTTCGCCCAGGTCGCGCAGCTTGTTCATGTAGATATCGAACAACTGGGCCTGGTTTTCGATGTGCTGCTGAACCATGGGGCGGATCACGGCAGCCATATGGCTACCGCAGTCCAGATCATCATTTGCCCGTATCCAGCGGACGTAGGCCTGCCTAGCTTTGCGCAGGTACCACCAGACTTTTAGTGACCTGAGCATCACACCCCCTCCTTGCCGGGCGCGGCGGCGATAGCTGAGTCAATCGCAGCATCTACCCACGAAAGGTTTTTGAACCTGCTGGACATGCCGGCTGTGCAGCTACTGATTCCGGCGTCACTGTTCTCGGTCGAGAAGGAGAAGTAGAACTGCTGGTCACGAAGCCAGCGATACCTCTGAGCATCACGCATGATATCCCCCGGCACGCTGTGCTGAGCCTGGGCGCTATCCCCGGAGGCCTTCACGCATGACTTGATCGACGCCAACAGGTAGGACCAGGCGAAGCCGCGCTCCTGATTCGGGCGCAAACCAAGCGCACGTGCCACGTCATCGCGACACTGTTTGTCCAGGTCGTTGAGTTGCTGAGCCTGGGCTACAGGGGCGGCGTAGAGCTTGATGCCTGGGCCGTAGAGCCCGGCGGCGGCCTCCGTCCACTTCACCCAGAAGGCATGAAGGCCCCGATTGGCGAGAGCTACCGGCTCCTGCCTCTCCAGCTCAGCGACCCTGGCCAGGGCGGCGTCGCGCTGGGCGATCAACTCGGCTGTGCCTTCTTCGAACTGGCGAACAAACTGACGGTGACTTTCTAGCATTGCCGCTGCGGTCTTGCCTTTCTCAGCTACGACGATGCGCTCATGCTGGGCGACGGTCATCACTGGCTCGTATGGGCTTCCCTCATAGTTCGACCAGATGAAGGCATCGCCGGTGCTTGGATAGTTTCGGTCGAAGTACGCCACAACCTCCGGCCGCTCCGCCTCTGCCTGCTCGGACTGCAACGGGGATGGTTGCGCAGTGGTTGGCTCCTCATCCAACAAGACGCCGCCTTCTTCGGGATACTCAGCGCAGAAGGCGTATAGGCCTGCTTCGAGGAAATCGGCATCCTGCTGGCGCCACTCGATGCAGGCCTCGCTTTCCAGTTGCTCGGCAGTGCCATCCGGCGCAATGAAGTCCAGGGCGGCGCGCAACTGGTATCCGTTGATCAAGAGACTCGAGCGCACTGGGGATGGTTGCGCCAGGGCGGCGCGGGCTTGCCAGCCTTGCAGCTGCAGATTCAGGTCCTGGGCATCGCTAGCTTCAATCGCGCAGAGATTCATCGAGCGGTATTCGCCGCGCTTGTCGTCGAAGTAGATGCCTTCCTGCACGGTGAATGCGCGCTCGAACTCTGCACGCTCATCCCCGCCTGCCTGCTCTACCGATTCCTGTTCGGGGTCGATGCGCTCTGCCGACATGAGGGCAAGGACCGCCTCGGCCGGCGTCGCGCCCTCGACCTTCGCAAGAGGAATCTCCCGATCCAGGTAGAGGTCGGCGTGCCACTGGCCTTCGTACTCCGGCGTCAGTGCGATTCGGTTGGTCGCCACCAGATCCAGAATCGCGCTGCCAGAATGCTTGGCGCACAGCGTCACGTAGATTACGTCGGAGTACTCGCCTCCGCCGTCGCTGTATTCCACTTGGCACCCGCACATGGCGGGCCTTCCGTTGATGAAGGTCAGCTTGGCAGCTACGTCTGCCTGATCTACCGCAGGATGTGCCGGGCACGGATGGACGAGGGAGCCGTCGCCTGAAGGGCAGGTGCAAATCTTTGATTCGGTCATGGGAGCTTTCTCCAGGCCTCGGTTTCGAGGTCAGAAACGGTTATCAGTCGGCGCCGGCGTTCGATGTTTTCGAGTTGCAGGACATTGCCCAGGCTGTCGATGACGACCCAGTGAATGCCGGTGGGAATGTGCAGGTAGCGTGCTGGCGCGGGAGAGCAGAGGGCGTTTATGCGGCGGACTGCGGGGCTTTCGTCGAATGGCATGATGGGCAGGCTCCGTAAGGTGGTGCCGTGTAGCAGTGCTCACCGCTGGCGCCCTGGTCTGCGTCGTTTGCGATCTCGTTCAGTTGTCGCGCGAGCTGGCGCAGTTGAGATGAGGAGAGCAGGGCGCCGAGGCGTGGGAGGCCGTTGACCTCGGCCAGGCGCTGGCCATCCTCGCCGTCCAGGAACAGCGCGGTCAGGTTGAGGGTGTGCATGGCGTTTCCTCGGGAGGCCGGTACCGGATGCAGTTGCATTGCCCGATGCGCTGGCCAGTTGTGCGGCAGTAGATGGGGCGGTTCACGGCGTCACCCGCTTGAACTCGACGACCCAGACCCATGGGTTTGCGGCCCAGCTTCCCTCGCCTTTGAGCGATTCCCAGAGGAAGCCGAACGCCCCCTTGGCTGTGTCGCCCCAGCAGCCGATATCGGCGCAGGCTTGCCGAGTGTGGTCGCATGGCTCGCCGCGCACTCCCTCTGCCAACGCCTGCTCTTCGCTGATGTCCTGTAGGCGCTCGACGCGAACAGCGGTGATCTCCAGCAGGATGCGGGAGGCCCAGCGGGGCATGTGGATACTTGGCTTCCATTTGCAGTGGAAGTAGCCGTCGGGATCGACGTATTCGTTGTCGTCGCCGCTGGCGCGATAGGCGCAGTGCCCTGGGTTCTGGAACTTCGTCATGTCCTTCCACCATGACTGGTTAGCGGCCTGTTCCTCATCGGAAATCAGCGGCCCTTGCCATGCTTCCCGCACCCACAGGCGGTCGCCTGGCTGGCCGTAGGGG